TTACGAAATCTTCTTGTGGGGCATGGATGGGGCAAAGTCTCCTAATTTTTGGTTCAACATGGCTATTTGCTCGGCATTATTGTCATTCATCCAAGTTCCATATACCGAGTAAACCATTTGAGCAGAAGTGTGCCCCATTTGGCTGGCTATGAAGTTTGGGTTTGCTCCTGCTGAAAGTGACCAGCATGCATAGGTATGTCTGGATTGATATGCTTTTCTGTGAGTCACTCCTGCTTTTCTCAGGGCAGCGCCCCAGGACTGTCCTATAGATGAAACTGAATAGTAGTTTCCGCTCCTGTTGTTCACAGCTGAAACTTGTGGGTTGAAAACAAACGTGCAATCTTCTTTTTCAGATTTGCCGTATTCTCGTGAAACCACCTCAATCGTCGTTTTCGCGGACATCCTTGTCATCTCGGCCTGATCGCGCAAAACATCAATTGCCGGTTGAATTAAGTGTATTTCCCTCGTGCCAGCATTGGTTTTTGGTGGTGTGAACTGATGTACCGTAGTTAGGTTTCTCTTTACCTTTATGGTTCCAGCTACTAAATCTATATCCTCCCATGCTAAGGCGCAGATCTCGCCATGCCTCATCCCCGTATAAACAGCAAGTGACCATAGGTTGGCTATTTGCCTGTGGCTACATGCTGCTATTATCCTTCCAAATTCCTCTCTTGTAATCGGCTCAGGGCTTGCTTTTGCTTTTCTAAGTGGTTTTATATTTCCCATTGGATTGCTCTCCAAATATCCATTATCGTGACCGAACTTCATAACCGACCCTAAATCAGACATATTTCCATTTACGGTCCTTACAGACCTTCCAACTTTAGTGGTCTTAACACCCTTTCCCGGATACTGAACGCCAGTAAGCATGGCGCTCCTAAGTCTCAACAAATCCTCTGTTCTTATGGCCGAGGCTAGCACTGAACCACCCAAAATCAGAAGGATTGACTTCATCCGCGACCTATACCTTCCGGTGCTGTTTGCAGACAAATCAGTTTCTTTTAAAATCATCCATTTCTCATAAAGTTCAGAGATAGTTAGCTCTTTAGATGCCATCCCATACTTCTTTAGATTAGGCGAACAGGGAAATTGATTTTGATAGTCGAAATTACCTGTCTTGATCGCGTATACAACCGCTCCTCGCAACTCACCAGCCATCTTCCTGTTCTTCGTCGTATCCGGCACTCCAAGCGCCTCACGAACCCGCCCACCCTTGTACATGAACCAAATTCGCAGAAACCCTCCATGGCTTTCCACTCCAGTCGGATATTTTAACTCCGCCATATCTCACCTCCATATCAGTGGCCGATCAGGTTAATCCTTCTTTCCCTCGAAAGCATCAGGCTGAAACGCAATCTGACCATCAATCCATTTTTCTATTTCCTGATGGTTATACATGCATTCGCTATTGGGCTTTGGTAATCCCTCTGGTGCAAAGTGCAGGTATTCGCGGCCCTGCATCCATGATTTCTCTCGGGCACGTTTAATGGTTCCAGGGCGAAGTCCGGTGATAGTGATGAGTACATCTTCGGTTACCCACTTAGCGGGGGTTAGTTGCATCGCATGTGACATTGTAACGTCCTCTACTATTTTCCATCAGCCACTCGACGCACCCAACAGGCGAGCCACATCCATACCTGCTTACGATATCTAGCAGGGCAGAATGGGTATGCGTCTGGTGAGTGCTTGTCGAGTATTTGTCGGTAGGTGAGATTGTTGGTTTTACTGCGGCGTTCGGTGAGTATCTTTTTGGCTATTGCGCGGGATGCTATCTCCTGCTCTGGAGTCATGGGTTACTCCACTTTGCGGTATCCTGCTAGCACAATTGCGCCAAGCAACTCATAAGGCTGATAGCCATCTGGCATTGCTTTTTCTAATTCCTCCAATTCAGAGAAAGCCTTATCACTATCCACATCTTTAGGTGAGCGGATAGGGCGGAAGTTATTATCTTTGCTGATGTATTGCTCGTTATCCTTGCCAACCTGCTTCATCAGCATTGAATCTTCACCATGAGCAGTAATCCGTATTGCTGCCCAGTTACCAAGCGCCGCTTGAAACTCACAAACGCACCCAACAGGCGGCAACCCCTCGCCAGACCACTCAGTAGTCAACTGCTGGTTTACAACTGGCTCGGTGATTGGGCGGCGCTCGGATATTAGACCAAATAAGCCCAAAGCTCTTGATGTGCCATGTTTGAAAGCCCTTCCGAAATCAGACTGGTAGATGGTTAATATTCCATCCGGCGCACCCTCGAAATCCTTCTCACTACCTTTCAATATTTCCCATTTCATATCTTTTCTCCCTGAGCATTTAATGCATCATCTTTCATCATCAAAAATACCAACATGGCGGCACGGAGTGGGTTCTTATCTTTAGCTATAAGGCATTCTGAGCCGATTCGGCCATCATCAATAACCGAAACCCTAGCTTGACCGAGAAGTCCGTGAGGAATCATGTCAGTAAAGATGTTGATTCCGTTTTCCAAAATAATCGGCCATGCGTCGGCTGGGTTGTTGCATGGGTCGAAAATCTCCCACCTGCCAGTTTTGTTGTATAGGAGCGAGGCCGGGTTTGGTAAGTTAAATCCGCTAGCTTTTGCCACTGCATGACTAATCTCAAAGTCACTCATCGTTGAATAATCAGTCATGCCGCATACCCCCGCAGCGCTTTAATCTTCTGCTCTTTCTCCCAGTCGTCACGGCATTCAGGCGCGCAGAAATTGCCATGCTGTAACTTTTCATCGCAATAGTGACAAGCCCCAATAAATGGCAGCGTTGTTGTCTTGCGTGATGCCAGTGCTACGCTGATTTGCAGCAGCTCTTGTTCGTTTGCTTGGTCGATGATGTCAGCCATTTATGCAGCCTCCGTAGTAAGGTCTTCAGCCGTTAACTCTGCGAAAGCTTTCTGGCATTGCAGGCTAACTCGTTCGATTTCTTTGCGCATTTCTTCGAGCGATTGCACATCAGAGGCGCGCACTTCTTTCAGGATTAACGAGGAGATTAACTGGTCAATCTTCGGGTGGAATGTGGTGTTCTTCAGCACCGCTTGGCCTGCGTTCTTGCCTTCCTTGGCAATGCCTTTCTCCTGAAGAATGAACTGATACTTGTCGCTGGTGATAAGCCATTTCTCGCCGATTTCAATTTTCATAATTCTCTCCAATTTTCAGTATTTCGGTAACCGCGCCGATGTCACAGCCGGCCGCTAGAATCTGCGTCCCTTCATGCAATGAAACGCTCACATCTGCTGGCTCGACTCCTGTCATCTTCCATAATCCCTGTCGTAAAACTGCTGCCAGTTCAGACGTGTCTACTCGACCCGCGTAGTAATAAGCGCGGGGTAATTTGACTGTGATCATCGGTGGATACCTCATGTTGCAGGCGTAAAAAAACCGCGTTGCGCGGCTATTGGGTTGTTGACGGTCTTAGTTAGTGATGCAGACCTTTATTGCGAAAACCTTTACTGGGTCTGGGCCGAAATGGCGATGGGTGATTGTTTTTATCTCATAGCCATCATAAGGAATCTCTATTCGCTTGTTCGCATCATCCCGCTTTGGGTAGCCGCGAGTGATAACCAGTTTTTCATAATCACGACCAAATATACGCCTACCCCAATACGGGTTAACAAGGCGATACTCTTCGGTTTTCTCACCTCGCTTCATGGCGTCAAAGTATTCGCCATTAACAGCCAATTGTAATGTAGCCATATCACTCACCATCCTTAGCAACTTCTTTAGCTCGCTTTTCTGCTTCACTAAAATCCCAATCGACACGGTGAGCAATATCGATAGCAGAGCGCACGGCATGTTCAACCATGATGTCCAGTTCCTGAATCGTCATAGCCATATCAGGATTTCTATCCAATATGGCTGAACGCTTAATCTGCCAGTGGTTGCATGTTTCAAGTAGTGAATTAGCCATCACTCACCATCCTTAACGACGATGCCAGCGGCGCGCAGCACTAGCGTTACATCATCGCGATTCAGATAGCCGCCTTGCTCTAGGTTGTCGGGCGTCATGAATAGCTCACCACTGTTATGTATTGCTGGCATTAACGCAGCAGGCAACTTCACCACTACAGGCTTAGGCTGGCGGGTGAATTTGCTGACAATTCTGTGCAGAGAATTGAAGTTGATGAAGGGCACGCCCTGATGCCCCTTGGAGGTTGTTTCCCTCCATTCCATCGGTAAGCCACCAGACATTTCAGCCACAGCATCCCGCAAATCGTCCATCGTCACAGGCTCTTGCTCACCCCGAAGCTCGGCGAGTTCCTCACGGGCTAGGCGCATATCATCGCGCATGGCTAGTGCCGCAGCCTCTGCCGCCTCTCGCTGCTGGCGTTCTGCTTCGAGCTGGTCAATTACAGTGCTGGAGAAAGCGGCAAATGCGCTTAGCTCATCCATGCAGAAATTTAGCCGGTTGCTCTCTGTCAGGCGCTCGGTTAAATCCTTCAGCGTAAGTTCGTGCTTATCCCTCAGCGCGCCTATCGGGTTTTCAAAGGCCCACTTCGAACCGCACGCTTTACCGACTTCGCCAACCATTAACGCAAGTGAGAGCGCTTCAGCCTGAAACTTGTGATTCTTCTCTCCCTTCTTCACCCAGTGTTTAGCCCCAGCGACCGTCAGGTCTGTGCATTCAGGGAATCCGAAAACCATTTCTACGCCGTGGCCGACCATTAATGCGATGTCAGCAGCCTGACGAATGGTTTTATCGTGCTCAAACCACGCGCCCACCTTAACCAGGTTGCCTTCACGCTTAACGCCAGGCTCATGCTGACCATCAAACAACCAGCACTCATAGCCTGCATCAAGCCAAGGCTGAGCCATCAGGCCGGTGAAATCGTAGAGGAAGATGGCCTTCTTGGTTGTGTCAGTCATGAGGTTGCTCCTTCACTGGTTCATCAGGGATGGAAGACCAGTGCGTGATCCGTACGTCTTCATTGTTGAGAGCTTCGAGTTGGAATGACCACTCCCATTCACCGGTTTCTTTCTGCCCCATCGACATCCATACAGAGCGCCACCCAATTACCCATCCTTCGCCATTTGCATCGAATAGCAGCACGGATTCATTTGCGTGAGGAAGTTCTTCACCAACCGAAATGGCCTGCTCATTGATTAGGTCACGCCAAGCCAAGGAGACGATCTTTCCACCAAGCAGAGAAGTGCCAGCTCCGATGATTGGCTCTTTGCCATCTTCGTACTCGAACACCAACGTTACCTTGCTCATACCTTCCTCCCAGCGCGCAGATTGGCGGCGATTCTAGAGCGAACTTCATCGGCATAATCTCGCTTGAACTCACCTTCACCAGCATTTGGCAAGAACTCCAGAGCACAAAGAACAGCGCCTGAAATATCCAAAGCCATGGCCGGAGTGTCGTCTATAAACCCAGACTCCCACGCCGCAAGCATTCTGTTGGCTGTGAAAATGACGCCCTCAACTCGACCCTGCGCCTTAATCTCAGCGATAGCGGCTTCGGTGCTTGGGATTTCAAGGGGCGTTACTTCCCACTGATCTCCATACTCTGCCAACCCATCGGCGTCGTATGCTTTGCAGCATTCCTTAAGCGCCAAATTCTCCGCCACCAACCCCATCACATACTCAATAACCAACTTACTCACTGGGCCATCACCTTTAATGCCGAGAGAGTTGATGATGTTGTCGTGTGATAGTTGGAGTGCTGATACTTGGCGGGTGAGTTCTGCGATTTGATAGTCACGCCAGCCAAGCTCTGCCGCGATATCTGACTTGCTGTGCAGCTCTTCGCGAGTCATGTGGTCGATGTGTCGAATGTAGTGACCACCTTGCTGGTCAAGCCACATGGCGTCACGGCAGGCATATAGGTTTACATTACTCATAGTGTGTTCCTTGAAAGAGGGTTAGAACGGGATATCGTCGTCGAAGTCCATTTCATTGGATGATTGCTGTGGCGCTTGCTGGCCCCATCCTGACTGCGGTTGCTGAGCACTCTGCGGTGCTTGCTTTGGTGAATCCGATTGGCGCGGAGGAAGGTCGATTTCATCAACGATGATGGTTGGCGTCTGGCGCTTATTCCCTGAGTTATCAGTCCACTCTTCCATGACAAACTTACCTTCGACCGTTACCTTCATTCCCTTTTTGAGGTATTGAGGGAGGGTCTCAGCCTTAGCGCCAAACATCTGACAGACAACCCAGGAAGTCTTCTCGTGCTCGCCGAATCCATGTTTTACGGCCAAAGAAAAGGAAGCTGTTAGCTTCCCATTTGGTGTGCTGCGCGTTTCACAATCCTTTCCAAGATTACCGCTTGCGATAAATCTGTTGATGGTCATCTATCTCTCCGAATGGGGTGCCGATGCTGTTCTTGTTGGCATTACTTAATGAGTAGTGAAGGCTTGCCTGACTTTAACTCAGTGCCCGGCACCGGCTTATCCGCCTTTAGATGATGCTTGATGGCTGTCAGGTCGAATTTCTTAGAGGTTACGAACTCGAAGAATTCAATCGGCACCTTGCTTTCATCGACAATTTCTACCGTTTTACTTGGGGTGCGGACGGTTACTGAGTGCAATCCTGCGCGGATGGATTTCTTGCCTGCTGTATCCATCGAGGTGGCGATGTAGGCCTTGATGTTGGCAACCTTGTTCTCGGCAACCTTGGCGCGCTCTGAGAGGTTCTTGGCCTCACCCTTGAGGGCTTCGGCATATGCAGATTCGTTTTTAATGATTGCCAGCAACTGAGTAACCTTGTCTTCGAACTCGCCTTGAATCCCTTCAAGAGTGTCAGCGATAAACTCAGGGTCTAAGTCCTGAGCTGTAAGGCTGGCGTACTCATTGGCTATTGCGTAAAGCTGGGTCATGCGGCCTCCTCAAGCTTCGCCTTTTTCTCTGCATAGATTTGCTGAACATCCTTTTGCAGCTTCATCCCTGTGGTGGCTTTGTAAGCCTCGGCGAAGATAGCTTTTAGCGCAGGGAAATCCTCAGCAGCTTCCATCTGATCGCAAAGGTCACTTACCTTCTGGAATAGCTCTTCCTTTCTCTGAGCCTCTTGGTCTTGAATGACCTCCTCTGGCGTGTGCGCCATAATTGGCTCAATGAAGATTCCTTCCTCATCGTTTAGCACCTGAATTGCTCGGTCTAACCTTTCTGATTTGGGCCAATACTTACTGGCTCGCTTTACCACTGTTTTCTTTGCCATTTCATCCCAGAAGTTAACCCAAGGCCCAAATTTTGACTCCCCAGCCTTGCTAATCTTCCTAATTGCCTCAACATCCGAAACACTCATTTCATCGGTTAGGTAATCACCTCCAGATGTTTTAGCTGTGCAATAGACACCAATGGCAATCCCTCGGTCGCTAAAGGCCTTGTATTTATGGGTTGGGGCTATATCAATTCCATTTGACTCATAGGAGTCATTCTCGTAAACAATCTTTGCCTGCCCCCACTGGATGCAACCCGCAGCTTGAGCTATATGCATGAGGCCAATGTAAGAAACCTCTAAACAAACAGCACCATCTCTCGGAACTAGATAGGCCAACTTGCTTGCAGGGTTCAGACTTATGCCAATGGCGGCGACGTTGATAATGGCGTTCTGCGCGCTAATTGGATTGGATAGGGCGGTCTTTGCCAGAAAGTCATTTTTCTGGAAGGCCTGAATAGCGAACTGGCATTCCTTGCCCCACGTGACTGAGTTATCGGCCAGAGAGCCAGTGAATAGGCTCTCTTGGCTCTTTACGAAATCAACGATACTTAGGCTCATTACGCTACCTCTCCCATCATGTAGGCCACTCCCCACTGATAATTAGCCTCGACAAGGCAAAGCTCCCACACCAAGCTCTCGTACGCCTGAGTTGCTTCTGGGGAAGCCTCTGCGCGTGACATGAATGTCATGCGAACAAATGGACTCCTGTAGTCACCTAGCGTCTTGGGGAACTTCTCCGACAGCTCATTGGCCTTGCTGGTGATCCATTCCTCCTTCTCGGCCTGAGCCTGCTGCTTATCGCCACGGCGCTCTTCTAATTCGTCTTGAATCCGGTATGCGTTCATTTAAATGCCCTCCGAAGAAGTTTCATTGCTACTCGCCACATCTTTGAGTTGCCAGTGAGTTGAGCTAAGCGTGATAGCTCCTGCGCCTTGTTAAAGTGCGAAAGCTTCATGAGGAACTCCCGGCTGGTTAAGGATTTCGATTAAGCGGCGAGCGCCGTTCTTAACGTTTCGAAAAATACGGTCGAGAAGAGATTCAGAGCAGCCCACATAAGGCCACCCCGATACTTGATAGGTATGCATGGGATACTCCGGTTTATTGGTTGGTTAATTGATGTAGGAGCCAGCTCTTGAACTGGCTTTTACATCCATTAAAAAAGCCGCACTAGGCGGCCTCATCATTACTGGTAACTGTGTATCCATTCTCTTCAAGCCAAGTAATTACGTCGCTCTCTCCAACCGAATCCAGTGCGGCATCCAACTCGCCTCCGGCCTTTATTTGCGACATCAAATCATCTACATCCACGCTGTCGGCTACCACGCGCGTTGTGCCATAACGAATGCCTTCAATGGCAAGGCTTGAACAGTCGAAAGTTAGCTCTGCTAATGACATAAATTCTCTCCAGTTAAAAAAATGGCCCACCGAAGTGAGCCTAATAATTACAAGTTGAGGGAGATAAGGGGCGCTTATCACGATGCGCACTCAGTGAATGCGCATAGGGAAGGGGCTACTTGTTGCGAGCTTCGAGCATTGCATCCGCTATGAGATAGGCATCTTTTGCAACTGATTGCGCATGCCGTTCATTGATCAAATCCCACATGCCCGGGTTAGCTACCATTCCTTGCGCTGCCTTTGCCGCGAGGTAGTCACGAAGCGTCATCCCTTCTTCCTGATATTGAAGGACGTTATTTTGCCCATCGTATTCCCACTGCTGTCGCGGGAATGCCTGACCGCCCGTTTCTTTGCTCATACTTCCTCCTCAACTCTAATCTCAGGCTTACGCAAATAAGCCGCATATTGCTCATGATTCATGCGGAATTTGTTTCGTGTGCCTATCTGTTTAATTTCATACTCGTACTGGTTAGCCATCCTCGATACGAGAAATGTCTCACCGGTTAAAGTGTTTGTTAATCGCATGGGGGATGGTTGGGTTCTTTGCAGATTTCTACGCCTTCAGGAAGGGCCAGAAGATGCCATTTCATTTCGTACTTGAATCCATTGTCATAATCACCGCCGACCACTTCCATCTGACCTTCAAAAATCTCACCAGCATCTGTCAGAAGCGTGGTGAGCATCTTCATTTCTGAGTTGACGTTATCACCCGTAGCTGTCTGCAAAACCTGAATAACCTTGCTCATACCTACCTCTCTAATGGGCAATAAAAAAGGCCACCTAAGTGACCTCAAAATAAATGAGTTAAATTACCCGTCTTGCATGGGTATTCGACGTCTTTGCCGTAATCAATGTTAAGATTTGCATCAAATTTAAAACCGCGACCATACATATGTTCATGCCTTGTTAAGTAGCTATGCCCATATTCAACAAGGTCATCCATGTACATTTTAACTATTCGTTTCGAATAATCCTTACCCCAGAACTTGTCCTCGTTTCTACCCTCAAACCGCGAGTGCAGACGGTGTAATTTAATGAATTCGTAAAGTTCATCGAAAGAAACCATCACTCACCTCGCCGTAACTGCTTCAACTGATTTACGATACCCAGCGTTGAAAATTGCCACATCTGCGAGGCAAATATTGTCAGCGCTTGGATAGTGCTTCGTGGTCTGTACTGATAAAGCCTTATCAACACGACTCACAGCCTTCCTGTTAAGCGACAAGGTAGGGCGGTCACTCACACAAGACTCTTTCTCTTCAATGCCGTGAGATGCGTTGTAAGCTGCCGTTAGTGCCTTGCGCTTATCGTTGCGACGCTGACGAGCGTTGTCATAACCTTGATGAGCCATGTTGGTATCTCCTGTTAGAAAGTTTTGTTATGTGGTGGCTGGCGGCTACCTTCCAGCGCGTGCAATGGTTCATTTGCGCCTAACGTAGATGTGATATTGTCTATCAAGAGTCCATCGTGACGATCACGCCGCGCATTACGTTGCGCATTCACCACATACCAAAACTCACTGTTCCGAGTTTGTGCGCTTTTCAGCGCCATCTGTTAAAGAGCTAATCCCTTACATACTGCTTGGCTTCATGCCGGTATTCCGTTTCGTTGAAATGAATATTGAACCAATAGTACGCATTAATCAAGAACCATAAGTACGAAATTGAGTTGTAAAATCGTACTTCTGGTTTATCTTGTTGATAATATTATTAATTTATTTTCTAAATATTTTTATGAAAGCTTTATTACCTATAAAATCAAAGTGGGTAGGGGTAAAATTGATCGAATTTCAAACGGAGGTTGATATGGATTTGCAGGAATGGCGGGATAAGCTGTCATGGATGTCTAACGAGCAGCTGATACAGGCTCATTTAAGCTTGCAGGAGCAGATCAAGAAGCATTACAAGCTGCGGGATGTGGGCAATAACCTAAAAAAAGCCATCAGTCTTTGCGAGCAACAAATAGCATTATCGCCGATGGTTATGAAAGCCATGAAAGAGCAGCATCGAGCAGATTGGGAGGCGGTTAGTGAAGTGAATAGGGCGGTGGGTCGGCAAACTTCCATGCCGGAATTTTATGCGCCATCACATCATGGTTATCGCCAACTATGCGTGATTCTCACGAAGCAAAAGAAACCAGAAGAAGCTACGAAGCTTGAATTGCAGAGGGATAGTGAGGGTTGGGCAAGATAAGGGTAACAAAAAACCCAGCTCGATGGCTGGGTTTATTTTTCTTTAACTACTTCTTGTTTCCAGCAAGCTTTTTTCATTACTAAATCCAATAATATTGCTTTGTATTTTATTGGAAAAAGCTGTTGTATTTAAAGGTTTAACTGCTGATGTCGGGGCTTGGCGATTAAAATTTATGTACGTTCCAGCTGTCATTTTGTTGTTAGTCATAACGTTTCCATCCATCGTTGAGAATCATATTATTTGCTACGAACTGAGGGATGTTTGGGGCTACCTGTTGCTTATGTAGCAATCCACTGGTTCGATATTGATATGAGTGCGTATCTGCTGATTCTATCAAGCCCCTAATCGATTCGTAGGGAGCTTGATCGTTCCCTGCCAGAATTTTGCTTGGATCGAATGGTTCTGACAGCTTAAGTTCTTCTTTGATATCACTGTAGATCAGTTTTATCAGTTCGTATAGTTCTTGGTCTGGGGCTTCAATATTTAATCCAAGGTCGCGCATGGCTTCTGTACGGTTTATTGTGTAGTCATGACTGCCAGACTCACTACAAAGGAAGCTTATTATTTTCTCTGCACTGTTTTGATCATTAACCTGATTCGTTAGTAGCTTCCTAGCTAGCATCTGAATCTGTGATTGAGCCCTATATACATTACCCAGCACTAATGGGTGGACCTTTTCACTAAGCGACTGAAGTATTTGTGATAATCCGACACCATCGTTTATGCCGAACTCTTCCTTAGCTACAGCAATGTATCCTTTTACGTCCTCAACACTTACAGAATATGACTGCGGTTGATTATTAACCATAACCTGAGGATTCAACGGTCCATTTAGGCTTGGATCTATCGGTCCAAGCGTGGCTTGTTTGGTCATAACAATCTTATTGGCACCAAGAGACATAAGGGTGCCTGAACTATGACACTTTGAGGGGATGATGATCTCCAATTCCTTGCAGAACATTCTTACAAGATTGATTAGACTCCATGCAGCCAATGTGTCCCCGCCACGTGTATAAATAAAGAGGCTTATTTTAGGCACATCACCGATTAGGTCAAGTTGGTTTACAAAAAGATCGAATGCCTCAGAGGATATTTGGGTTTCAAGCCCCGGTCGATCACCAGTGACATAAGTCAAAACCTTAGAGTCACGCATCTCCTCTAAGTTTCTATATAGAGCCTTCCTTTGTTCGTACATGTTTTATATCTCCGTTTGCTTCATAGCGGGCTAAGCCCCAATCCGTTATCCTGGAAAAAGAAAAAAATAATTATTATTCGTTATCGGCTTGCTAAGGAAATACTTAAATAATTGTAAAGAATTTTCTTTCAAATAGTAATGAAAATGAGATATTTCTTACATTCTGTAAATTTACGCAGTAATGCGTAAAAAAAAGGCCGCATTTCTGCGACCTCACCCGAACGTCTCTTCAGGCCACAGGGCTAACGCTTAGGTGCTTGTCTGTACTTCCTATGCTCAACCATCACACCAATCACTCTTATCTTCTCTACATCAGAACGGTGAAGGGCGTGCACGTTATTGAGCGGGAAAAGCTCGAAGACTGGCTCGACGCCAGCTGCGCTGATTAGACGATAGCGTCTAAAGATGGTTTCCTCTGATCCACCCACCTGAGCCATAACAAAGTCGCCAGGAATTGGCTTAACTTTTGGATCGCAGATCACTATATCGCCAACGCTGAACTCGCTAACCATAGATTCATCTTCAATTATGAAGGCAAACGACGCACCAGAGGACTTAATGCTCGTCTGAAGGAAATCGACGCCTGCATCTACAGAGCTAATGCGAGAGTGCTCATCCCAATTGATAAGATGCCCGTTCGCAAGGATCGGCACGGTCCTAAATTCTGGCTTCTTCTTCCCACTTTTTATACCTGAAGAAGAATCTATTCCTGAAACAGTCCCTGCATTCACTTCCCCGTGTTGCAGCCAAAGCCTATCCGTCTGAAGATAATCAGCAAGTTCGTTAAGCTTATCCTGACGTGGTATGGATTCTGCGTTGAGCCATTTACTTACAGCTCTAGATGTAACGCCTAACGCACGAGAAATCGCCATCCCGCGCCCATGAACATCCAACCCGTAATCCTTGCATGCCTGCGCTAGCCGCTGGGAGAATTCTTCGCGCAATTTATCTTTATGAACCATAAGTTCGATTGTAAACCACTTGCAAAAACTTTCAGTTCAATCATAATCTGTACTGAAAGTACGAAATGAGGAACTCCCATGGAAATTCTGGAAGTAGCAATTAAAGGCGTAGGGATTCCCGAAGTAGCTAAGGCTTGTGGCGTAAGTGAGAGAGCTGTTTATAAATGGCTCAAAAACGGATTTCTGCCCAAGACTGAATTTTTCGGAAAGACAAGCTACGCAAGCACCATTGAAGAAATCTCTGGTGGTAAGTATCACGCAATGGACCTGCTCGACTTAAGTAAGAAAAACCTTCTCGCAGCATAAGCAACACCCGCTCCTTAACACCTCTGCGCTGAAAAGCGCGCAATTACCTAAACCCCAACGTCATAGGGAATTAATCGTAATTTTCGAACTGTGGTCAATCCCACGGATAAACCACGCACCCAACTAATTATTCAACACTGGAAGTATTACGCATGGACATTGCAAGCACTCGCAATAAAGCGAATGAAATTACAAGCAAGATTATGAATGGCATCGCCATTCGTGGTCAGCGCGCTGTAGCCAAAGCTGTAGGCGTTAATGAGTCACAAATTACACGCTGGAAAGAAACGATGATCCCCAAGATGGGAATGCTACTGGCAGTTCTGGAATGGGGAGTAGAGGACGAGGAATTGTCGAAGCTGGCTAAGTCAGTGGCGCGGTTACTCACAAAAGAAAACGCCCCGGAATGTATCGAGCATTTCGAGGCGTAGTTGCAAATTAACTGGATCAATTCACAGGAGTAATTATATGCGAAAGCGTAAAAACATCAAGCAAGAAGAGGAGCGGCGTTACCCGGATTCACCCGATCCAATCTTGATGGCAGCCGCCACAAACAAGCCGTTCGCTGAGCGGTTTATTGGTTGTTTCAGACTGGCGAAAGCAGGGGTGAAGAATGGGCAACGCAGCTAGACACTTACAGCTGGTAGAAACCTCACCAGAGGTTCTGGAGCGGCGCGTGGCAGATACCGATGATGGTTACACGCGAATAGCTAATGAGTTGCTTGAGGCCGTTGTTAGTAACGACCTTACAGCACGTCAAATCAAAGTCGTTTTAGCCGTGATCAGAAAAACATATGGATTTGGCAAGAAAACCGATTGGATCAGTGGAGAGCAACTTTCCAATCTTACAGGCCTCTCCAGACCACGATGCAGCACGACTAAAAACGAGCTCATTAATATGCGCGTTTTGATTACAGAAGGTAAAAAGTTTGGCGTAAACAAAGTTTTATCTGAGTGGGAAATAGGAAAGCCAGCACGAAGGAGAGAATACGGCGCAACCAAGCATAAGGCAGGTCATATTTATGTCTTTGCGGCATCCGAGAACGGTCCGGTAAAAATCGGATTTACCACTCGAGATGCAGAAGAGCGCCTGCGTGAAGTCAATGGCTCCCGTTACTTCGGGGAATCAATTGCCAAATGCTTCTACATCAGTCAATTCAACCTTAATGCTGGAGCAATAGAGCCATCAGTTCATGAGCGTTTATCCAGCAAAATCATAAAAGGTGAGCTATTCGACATCCCTGTTGATGAAGCCATTAGCGTGATTTCACACGTGAGTAAAACATTTCTACCGTCAGTAACACCTAGTGTTACGCCATCGGTAACAGATGATTTCTCCCGTATGGAACACACAAAAGAAACTATTCAAAAGAAAAAAGAAACTACCCCTAAATCCCCAGAGGGGAGCTTGGTTGAGCAGGAAGAAACCAAACCAGCCAAACCAGCAGCTACCAAGTTCACGTTCAACCGAGAACGATTCAAAGACACTTGGAACTGCAAAGCCAGTAAGCATGGATTGCCACGTATCGTTAGCATCAGCACCACTACCGAGAAAGGCATTAAGCGACTGTACGAGTCCCACCTGAAGCACTGCAAAGAAACCAAACGCAACCCTGTAGACATCGACACTTTCATCAACGGCTACATCGAGTTTGGATACACGCCGACGCCTTTCGCTATGGGAGAGAATCCTGCCGGCAAGAAGTACGGCATCGACACCGCGCTAACCCAAAGAATCATCGACCAAGTAATCAGTCAGGAGGTTTGAAATGGAGAGTTATGAATTTGAGGAGCTTCTGGTTGGTTCGATGATTGTGAAAGGCGATCACATCGACTGCCGAGACATTGCTAACAAGCTACCTGCTGAAGCCTTTGAGAACTTCCACCTACGCCGCATGTACACCGTCATCGTAGCGCTGCTGAACAAGGCAGAGCCTACCGACATGTTCACCGTGCAGAACAGTGTGCCGGAAGAGACCAAGAACTTCGTGCTTGAGGTGGCAACCCGTTGCCGTTCCGCGGCAAACATCAAGGCGTGGGCCAAGCGAGTTCGCCAGTGCTGGATGCTGCGACAGGGAGAGTCTGAATTACTCAAAGCTGCTGAGTTGCTCCGCGGTGCATCTACGCATGATTTGGGCGAGAGACTGGCCGAAGTTTCCGGGATGCTTTCCAAGCTTCAGTTCGAAACCAATGACCGCTTACCGCGGCGAATTGGCGACATGCTGGATGACTACATGGAAGTGCTGGAGAAGCGCATGAAAGGCGCAGAGTCAGGCATGTACCTGAAGACCGGCATTGATGCCATGGACGATGAGTATGGTGGATTTGACCGAACGGACTTGATCATCATCGCCGGGCGCCCGGGCATGGGTAAGACAGAGCTGGCAATTAACATCGCAAACTCAATCGGACGGCAGAAGGGGAAGGGTCTGCTTGTATCGATGGAAATGTCTGACATGCAGGTCGTTGAGCGCCACGTTGCTGACCGAGCTGGCCTGTCAGTAGGTGCGCTGCGTAACCCACTGAACATGATTGATGAGCAATACACGCGACTCACCGCGGCTACTGGCATGTTGATCGAAGAAGAAAACTACGTTATCGACGGCTCTTTCACAGTGGACGAAATCATTAGCCACGCAGAGCGTATGAATATGGACGGCGGTCTTAGCTTCCTGACTATCGACTACCTCGGCCTGATGAAGAAATCTAAAGCGGAACGTAACGATATCGCCATCGGTGAAATCACCAGCAAGCTTAAGCAGTTCTGCCTTCGCAACAAAGTCCCTGTAATCCTCCTTTCCCAGCTTAACCGCGGCGTTGAATCTCGCATTGATAAGCGGCCGGGTCTTGGCGACCTGAAGGACTCAAGCTCAATCGAGCAGGATGCGGATGTGATTATCTTCCCTTATCGAGACGAAGTTTACGACGAGCAAAGCGACATGAAAGGCATTGCTGAAATCATCGTTGGCAAATATCGGTCTGGCAAGCCCGGCACCTTCTACATGGGCTGGAAGAACGGTCACTTTGTGAATATCGACCAAGCGGATGCCGCGAAGAAGTACGCAGAGAACACCAACAAGAAGTCAGCAGCGGATAACAACGCATGGCGAGGGGCCGCATGATGCTAGGTGAATGGATAAAAGACCAAGTATTTAAAGCAGAACGCGCCGAATCCGACCGTAAATTTACCCTCTTGTGCAAACTCCCTGAAAACACCTTTGCCGCCATCTACGCAGATTGCGCGAAGGATGACGTCTGGGCTGGATCTTTGTACAACGGTGAATACTTTCACGAAGGTTTGATTTATTCGGCATCACTAACAAGAAACGAAGGCTACGAAGCCTTTCTTTAGGAGAAGAATATGAGCAAAACAAAGGTTCACGTGATTATCCCTTATCAATCTGAATCAGCATGCGGCATCAAAAATCCACACAGGAACGCCATGTATAGAGATATGGTCACATGCCCAAGCTGCAAGAAAACAGAGCATTACAAAAACCTTTCGAGAGTCAAAAAGGTGAAATCATGATGGACAAAAACCGAGAAGCGTTTGAAGCGTGGTTTAACGACCCTGAAAAGGTTGATATTCGTGAAGCCTACGCATGGAAAGTATGGCAGGCATCCCGACAGGCGCTTGAGGTTGACCTAGAAAACGTCAACCACGTTCAAGTTGTAGAGGGCACTTTTTACCTCAGCGAGATCGAGGTTAACGAGCACCTGACATCTCTCGGAATTCGAGTAAATGGGAATGAAGAATGAGCACCAATATAAAAGCAACGTGCAGCAAATGCGGAAATGAATTATTGATTGACCCGACAGTTATTCTAACCTCTCTGCCTCCTTCCCCCTCTTTTTATTGCAAGGTTTGCAACCCGAATCAGCACGAGCGTATAACAAATTCACAACGATATTTAAGGGGATGGAAGCCATGAAAGAGCTTAAAGAATTTACCGTAGAGCGGCTGGAGCAAATGGTTTCATCAATTAAGGCAGAGTGGCATGAGTACGCCGAGGTTTACGACAACATAAGCCATCGTGAGATTGCTGCACTAGCCAAAATAGCGCTGGCAGCTAAGCGTGTTGAGCCAGTCGGCGAGGTCAGGCTGAGTGAATATGATAGCGATGGCTGTAGGCAAGGAAGCATTACGTGCCTTCACGACCAAGCAGACTGGGATAACTTTCCCAATGGAACGAAGCTCTACACCTCACCACCACTTAACCATACCGAGCAGGATGGTTGGATTAAGTGCAGCGAGCGGACGCCAGAGGATTCTCAATGGTGTGCCGTGAGAGCGGAGTATGGCTACTACATCCAATGCTGGGGTAGCGAGCAGGGATGGCTTGGTGACGAGATTAGCATACCAAACTGCGACGTCACCCACTGGGTTCCACTCCCCGCCGCCCCTAAACCGGAGATGTGAATGATGAGTACTGCAGCGCAACTTCTCAGCTCAGACTTAACTGAGGGCTACCATCGTCGACTACGATTCAGGCGAGCATCATCACTACCGAATATTGAGAAGATGAAGCTGCAACCGGCCGGAAAGCCTTATCGCCGCGACAGGGTTCTCAGGAGAATAATCCAGATGAACCTAGATGCAGCAGTGGCAAGAATAGGGGGCAGGCAGTGACCAAACAAACCTACCAACTACGAAACCAACAAATCCTCAATAACGCAATAAACCACCTCCGCAACACTCCGCTTAATCCAGATAAACCTTACTTCGTGACCATACAGGAAGCCACTCGCTCTCTATCTCAGAACGCGAAGCTTTGGGCCTGCCTGTCTGATATCAGCGGGCAGGTTGTTTGGTATGGGCAGAAGCTAAGCACGGAGGACTGGAAGCACATGCTCACAGCATCACTGAAAGGCCAGCGTTCCGCGCCGGGCATCAATGGCGGCTTTGTGGTTCTGGGGCAGTCAACCAGTCGCATGACCGTTGGTGAGATGAGTGAGCTTATTGAGCTGATGAGTGCATTCGGTACTGAGCATGGCGTCAGATGGTCTGAAGAATCCCGATTAGCAATTGAATGGTCAGCCAGATATGGCGACAACAAGAGGGCAGCATAATGGTATCTAGAATCCAATTCGCAAGAAACGATGAAAGAAGGAAGACCATTCAGCAGTTCATCGCAGAGAATCCAGCATCACAAACCAAGGCCATATGCGAGCTGATATTTATAGGTCACCGCCGCGCCAGTCACATCCTCAACATGATGGCTAATGTTGGTGAGATTTACAGAGCAGGCGACCACAACACCACGCGTTACTGGATTAACGAAGAAGCATTTAACCAATGGATGGAGACCGCCTCACCACCTAAAGCACGGAAAGTTTTCAGGGATGAGGAGTCATATCGCTGCTCTGAGTTTCATCGGAACTTCCTGAGCGGAATGGTATTCCTCAGCAAGAAACGCCCATCAGGCACCAATACGATATTCGAAGAGTGCAAGCAGAACAGCGCAATGCTCCTTCCTGTGCTGCAAGTTATGGCGAGGCGACTCTATGGCTAAAACTTGGTTTACTCACGAAGTAATGACCACCCAGCAAGCCGAAGACCTCATCAACCGCTACACCCTCCGAAACATCCAAACCTCAAAGCAACTCTCAGCTGATTACAAAGGCTGGTATGTCTCTGCTTTGTTACCTGAATACAACAATGAACCACGATCCAGTCGAGCGTGGCAGAACCCTATGTGGAGATGAAAATGAGCAAGACGGATTATTCAGTTATTGATGGCCTGATTATTCAAAAGATTAGCAAAGGCGCGAACACTTTCATGAAAATTGATAATGGCGATGTTTATCGAGAGGCGCATCGATTACAGGACGAAACAAAATCCCCTGCGTTCAGGATTATCGACCGGCGACTCCAGTCACTTAGAAAGCGCGGGCTTATCTCGTACACCACCAAAGATAAGTGGACTACCCATGATCAGCCATAACGATGAAACATCATGCGCAGGCTGCGGCATCCCACTAAGCCCAGATGAGTGCTACGCATGCAGTGACTGTAGCGACTGGTGGGCTATGAATGGGGTTGAGATTTCCGATCAAATAAGGAGTGAGAGAGATGGCGAATCTGCGTAAAGAAGCGCGTGGCCGTGATTGTCAGGTCAGGCTGTCAGGCATCTGCAATGGAAATAGCGAAACCGTAGTTCTGGCTCATTACCGAATGGCTGGGATATGCGGAACAGGAATGAAACCTGCCGACCTATTCGGTGCGTGGTGCTGCTCTAGCTGTCACGATGAGATAGACAGGCGAACAAGACTAACCGACGCAGGAGAGGCTCACATGGCCCATCTAGAAGGAGTCATACGCACACAGGCTGTGCTTCTGTCAGAAGGAAGGCTGAAAGCATGAGTGAATATCGAATAGAGCTTCCATGGCCGCCCGGTAATAACCACCTCTTCTCAGTATTCCGAGGGCGAAAGATAAAGAGCAAGAAGGGAAGGGAATACACAGCAGCAGTAATCAAGCAGATCACCGAAGCAAATCAGCAGTACAACCTCGCCGGCAAGCTCAAAGTAAAAATCTCAGCATACCCGCCAACACGCGCTCGTCGTGACCTAGACAACCTATTCAAAGCGCCACTCGACTCACTCACACAGGCCTGCGTAATTGCAGATGACAGCCTGATTGATGACGTGCGCATGGTCCGCTGCGAAGTGGTGAAGGGCGGTAGGTTGGAAATATTAATTACAGAATTGGAGGTTTCGTGAATGAGTTGGCTCTTTTCGCAGGCGCTGGCGGAGGAATACTCGGCGGCCACCTGCTCGGATGGAACACAGTATGCGCAGTTGAACGTGATGCCTACGCCGCACAAGTTTTGGCGCAACGACAAAACGATAGAATTCTCAAACCTTTCCCGATTTGGTCTGACGTGTGCAGTTTTGACGGAAAGCCATGGAGAGGAGTTGTTGATGTCATTTCTGGCGGCTTCCCATGTCAAGACATTAGTTCGGCCGGTCGAGGAGCTGGGATCGAGGGAGAGAAATCAGGGCTGTGGAGCGAGATGGCAAGAATCAGCGATGAAGTACGACCTCAATTCGTCTTCGTGGAAAACTCACCACTCCTTGTGGGAAGAGGGCTTGCCAGAGTCGTCGGTGACCTTGCCGAAATTGGGTTTGATTGTCGATGGAGTCGTGTGGCAGCAAAAGAATGTGGCGCGCCTCATAAGCGAGACCGTTTGTGGCTGGTCGGGAGAAATGTTCGCGACACCTCAAGCGAGGGATTACCGGTCTGGTTCTCTGGACAGGTGGAACGACCCGAGGAGGTCACGGAACCTGAACGACCAAATTGGTGGCCTTCTGAACCCGGAATTCGTCGAGTGGATGATGGGATGGCCCATCGGGTGGACAGAATTAAAGCCCTTGGCAATGGACAAGTTCCAAGAGTGGCGGCAGCAGCATTCAGCATGCTTGGAAAAAAATAAGGAGGCAGCATGAAGGAATTAATCACCAAACTCCTATTTCTATTCACTCCAATCAATCCTGAAATAGCGCCAGTTAACGGCATCCCGTCATGGGATACAAATCCTAGAAGGAGAAAGTCATGAAGCTTGAGTCCATATCGAAATATTTCTTCGCAAAGACCACAACCATCTCTGACTCACCTCGCGCTACCGCATCAGACTCCCTCACTGGAACAGATATCATGGCCGCATTAGGGTTGGCAGACCTTAAAAGCGGCTATGGGTTGGATTTGTTCTTGGCGAAACAGGGGATTAGCAAACCAGACAAGGCCGTGGAAAGTCTCTACCAGTTTGCTGTTAAGCAGTCACACAAGCACAAAGCGGTGTCACAACTCGAAGATGATATTAAGCATGGTCTCCTGCAAATGCTCGCAACTTTTGCATATCAGGATTATTCACGCAGCGCCGCCAGCGTTCGTGAGTGCGATTGCTGCAAGGGCGAGGGGTTCACCGAGGCGGAAGTATTTACAATGAAATCGGCATTTGGAGCGGCACGCACTGAAGATTTCACCGGCATCAAAAGATTGGAAGTCCAGTTGCCATGTAATGTGACAAATCAGAAGCGCGAGGTCGTTAAGGCGATCTGCAAACCATGTGGTGGCAAGGGAGTTATAAGCAATGCCTGCCGGTGCCATGGTAAGGGGCTGGTTCTGGACAAGGAGCAGACTCAATTGCAAGGCGTTCCGGTTCAGAAAGAGTGCCCGAAGTGCTCAGGGCGTGGTTATGCCAGACTGCCAGCGGAGAATGTACGCAGGGCCATCTGCTTGGAGGTTATGGAATTATCAGAGCCAACTTGGCGCAGGAACTTCAAACCTCTGTATGAGGAGATGATAACGCGATGCCACGTAGAAGAGTCAGAGGCTGAAATTATGCTGTCAAAAGTCACCATGTGAGAATTAATTTCTACTTATTTCTTTATTGGTAGAAAAATCGGGTTGACACTTTGACGAAAGTAGCCCAATATTCACTCTAACACTACAAATCCGTGAATCTGTTACGGGAGTGAGAAGCACAATGAAAGCCCTTGCACAGATGTGAGGGCTTTTTGCATTTCAGATTTCGCCTCCTGAATTTATAAACAAAAATGTTTATATTTAGCTTGTGAGTATAAACAAAAATGTTTATAATGATCTCAAGTTAAACAAACAGGAGGAGGCGGTGAAGCAGAGCGAGTTCAGGCGGTGGCTTGAGTCGCAGGGGGTTGAAGTTTCAAACGGTACTAACCACTTGAAGCTGAGATTTAACGGGAAGCGAAGCGTAATGCCAAGGCATCCCAGCTCTGAGATAAAAGAACCATTGCGAAAGGCCATACTCAAGCAGTTAGGTCTAAATTAACAAACCGGCCCTTCGGGGCTGGTTACTCGCAAAGATTCATCGTGTTAAATATGAGATATCCAGTAAAGCTACAGAAAGACGGTGACGGGTACTTTGTAAGTTTCCCTGATATACCTGAAGCGCTAACACAGGGCGATACCAGAGAAGAAGCGTTAGATATGGCGCGTGACGCTCTGGTGACTGCGTTTGAGTTTTACTTCGAAGACAACCAGCCTGTCCCACTCCCTAGTGAGTCAGGCGAAGACTTCGTGTCGGTACCGGCTAGCGTGTGGGCCAAGGTTCTTTTGCTTAACGCAATGCTTGAGACTGGAACTTCAAACGCAGAGTTAGCCCGGCGCATGAAAATCAAGCCGCAAGAGGCTCAGCGCATAGTAACGCTAGGCCATAGCACTAAAATAGATACGACCGAAGCGGCTCTGGCTGCTCTCGGTAAGCGGCTGGATATTCTGGTCCGCTAAATAAAACCGCGCATCACTTTCAAGGCTCACTTCGGTGGGCCTTTTTTATTGCCAAAATTTAGAGCCACGCCAATCAGCGACCCTTAAACCCTTTCTCCATGTGGCGTCGGCTCTATTCCCTATGACTAAACACACGGCCTGCCACTACGAGAGGTTACCGGATGAAGAATATGCCAGATAGACCCGACACATGGGCGGCCATGATCGCCTGGCTGGCAAATCATCGTAATGAGGCTGGTTACTCCATTCTGGCATTCGTTATGTCGATACTAGCCACATCAAGAAACAAAAAGACCGTATGGCGTGACCGCATGACAGGCGCGGTGATGTGCGGAATTCTGTGCTTCTTCGCTCAGCCTACTCTTACGGCCTTATGCGCAATATTCGGATGGACGTTCCCGCCTGAGCTCTGTTGGCCTTTCTCAGCTTTCGTTGGCTACATCGGCGTTGATGCATTGTTCTCTTCAGTGAGAAAGCGTGTCGGCATGGAAGGAAGTGACGGAGGCGCAAATGCTGACAGTTAAGCAGTTCCAACAGGCTGCCAGCCTGAATGATGCACTGGCGAATAAGTGGTATCAGCCAGTAGTGAGCGCAATGACGAAGTACGGAATCAACACCTCGCTGCGCATGGCCCACTTCATTGCACAGACGGGACATGAGTCATCAGGCTTCGCGACTGTTGAAGAAAGCCTGAATTACAAATCCACCGCATTAACTGCGATGTTCCCGAAAAGAATCACACCGGCAGAAGCCGAGAAATACGGGCGGACTGATTCACACCCCGCAGACCAGAAGATGATCGGAAGCATTATCTACGCTAACCGAAACGGAAACGGCGATGTGAAATCTGGTGAGGGCTACAAATATCGGGGGCGGGGATTAATTCAGATCACCGGTCGCGGAAATTACTCGGCGCTGGTTAATCAGCTGCGCGTGGATATCGTCAACAATCCTGAAAAGCTGACAGAGCCAAATCTTGCCGCAGAATCAGCAGCTGCATGGTGGAAGAATAACGGTTTAAACGAGGTTGCCGACTCGGATGATGTTGACCGCATCACCCGTATCATTAACGGCGGAACGAATGGAATGGAAGACAGGAAATCCCGGCTAAACAAAGCTAAGGGGATTCTATGCTCAACGTAATAAGTTTTATCCGAAACAACATTGGCATCTTCATTGTGGCGCTGTTCTGCCTTGCGCTATGGGGATTGAACACGCGTAACTCACAGCTTACCGCCACTAACCAGCGTCTTGAGCAGATGAACGACGCCAAAGACACTCAAATAGCAACTCTCCACAGCAAGAACGACGGCTTGGCAGAATCAGTCAAAAGCTTGACCGATGCTGTTCGAAGTCAAAACGAAGTGGTTAGTCAAGTAGCAGAACAACGGGCGGTTACAGCACAGCAAAACAGGAAACTACAGGATGAAATCAAGAAGTATCTGGCGGCAGACAAATGCGCTTTTGCTCCTGTTCCCGCTGATGCTGTTAACAGGCTGCGTGAGAACGCAGACAGAATACGAAGCGGTAAAGATACCAAGCCTGCCATTGCCGGAAAGCCTGCTGGCTGACTGCCGGATTCCAGATATCCCTGATGAGATGACCTACGCAGACAGTGTGGTGCTCAACTTACTGATGCAGGGTGCTCTGGAAGATTGCAGTAATCAGCTCAGGGCAATTAAAAATCTCGACACAGCAAAAGCCATTCCATAGCCCATTTACGAGTGGGCTAGATAATGCCAAGAGAGTGAAGCGTTCTTACAAGGCTATCAACTGCCGTTATCAGCAACGTCAAATCATTCATAAAGCAAATTACAATTTTCAAAAGCGACATGGTTGCACTCCTCAGTAGGTTGTTTATCTATTGAGAGGGCTAATAAATCCCTCCCTCCTTTGAGTGCAATTCTAAGGACCCGCCAATGACTCAGAAGTGGAATATCACAGTAACAACAGACTCAGGTGAAACCTTCGCAGGCGCGATGACAAGACAAAAACCTGTGCTTATTCATGAATCCGTTGTTGTAGCCACGCCAGATGGCGAAGGATATTCTATGCTCAACGTCATATTAAAGACCCTTATAGGCAATCTGGGCAAGATTACGTCCAATTTTCGACAAAGCTGTTTGATCAGCCCACCGATAAATCAACCCCAATGAATTCAGCATGCTATGCTCGCCATCTTTATCCGTATCCTCAAGTAATGTTGTGGGTATATATTTCCCGCCTTGTAACTTGATATAAAATTTTGGTAACGACTTCAACGCCGGTAGGGATGCATTAAGAACAAGCAAATTCAAATCATTTGCCTCTTCATAAGTTAATATTCCACGCGATAAAGCGTTTGTAATATTTGACACCATCACAGCTTTATAAGGTTTTTCTGAGTCAATTAGGACTTGCACTAAGGTATCTACAAATTCATCAGCATCTTTTGTTGTAGCAAATTTTGTTCGGAATTCCTCCGCATCCCCTATGGCGGATGCTTGCCAGAAGGATTTCACATTTCTGTAAAGCTTATGCTCTTGATATGTATTTTTTACATTCCATAGCTTCAGCGCCCAACCTAAAAAAGGAACGGACTCTGCCGCTTCAAGGCCCGCATCACAAGCCTCAGCAATAACCTCTTTATTTTGCTTCATTGTATTAATGAGAGACTCAAATCCTGTGTTTCTATCCATAGCATCACCATAGGCATCTAAATGGCACTCACCGACAAGCAAGATATGTTCTGTCGCGAGTACCTCATCGATTTGAACGCCACGCAAGCGGCAATTCGGGCGGGGTACAGCGAAAACACCGCCCGGAAGATTGGTAGTGAGAACCTCACAAAACCAGACGTCCAGAACAGGATCGCCGAACTTAAGGCTAATCGCAATGAGCAGCTTAATATTGATGCGGCTTATGTGTTGAGACGCCTAGTTGAAATCGACCAAATGGATGTCCTTGATATCGTAAAGGATGACCTGTCTCTCAAGCCTGTTAGCGAATGGCCTCCTACGTGGCGGCGCTACATCTCAGGGTTTGATGTCGCTGAGATGTTCGAAAATTCAGGCGAGGGCGGCGCACGTGAGCTGGCTGGTATCCTCAAAAAGATTAAGTGGCCTGACAAGGTCAAGAATCTAGAGTTGCTTGGCAAGCACATCTCCGTGATGGCATTCAAAGAGCAGGTCGAGCAATCAGGCTCAGTAACGCACAACATCATGCCAGTGCCATCATGCAGCAGCGCTGAAGAGTGGGAGGCAGCCGCACAGCAACAGCAGAGCGAGGTATTAGGCAAATGAGCTACAACGTAGTTTGGAAGCCTTTGCCGGGCTCGCAGTCGCTTTCTTTGAGCTGCCCATGCGATGAGATATTGTTTGAAGGTACTCGCGGCCCCGGAAAGACTGCCGCACAACTGGCCCGCTTTCGCCGAAAGGTAGGATTAGGCTACGGCACGTTCTGGCGCGGCGTCATCTTCGACACTGAATACAAAAACCTTGCCGACATCATCACCCAGTCAAAGCGTATGTATCGAATGTTTGGCGATGGTGCTAGGTTTCTTAACTCAGCTTCAGAGCTTCGGTGGGTATGGCCTACTGGCGAGGAATTGCTGTTTCGCTTTGGCAAGGAAGAGAATGACTACTGGGACTATCACGGTCAGGAATTCCCTTTCATTGGCTTTAACGAACTGACCAAGCAGCCTAACTCTGATTTCTACGAGTCGATGTTCTCATGCCGACGCTCATCATTCAGGCCGCAGGATTACCCGCTGGCCGATGGCTCAGTGCTGCCGAATATCCCTCTTGAGACGTTCAACACGACCAACCCATTCGGCATAGGCCACACATGGGTGAAGAAGCGCTTCATTGAGCCAGCACCGCGTGGAACGATTATCCGCGATAAGCAGATGGTTCCTAACCCGCAGACGCAGCAGGAAGAAGAGATAACTCTGACTCGTGTAGCCATACACGGCTCATTCAAAGAGAACCCGTATCTCGACCCCGTTTACATTGCCACGCTGATGAACATTAAGGACCCAAATAAGCGCAAAGCTTGGGTTGAGGGCTCATGGGATGTGACTAGCGGCGGTAGATTCGACCACCTCTGGAATGATTCTCTGCACGTCATCAAGCCTTTCCGCATACCAAGTAGCTGGACGGTCGATCGCTCACACGACTGGGGTGAGTCAAAGCCATTCTCTAATCTGTGGTGGGCTCAGGCAGATGGCACGGAGGCAATTCTTGCAGATGGCTCTAAATTCTGCCCGCCTTCAGGCTCCCTGATTCTTATCGGTGAGTGGTACGGCTGCCCGCCTGATGAGCTGAACAAGGGGCTGAATATGTCGTCTACCAACGTCGCTAAGGGCGTTGCTTGGATTGATAAGCGCCTTGTTGGTGAAGAGATGGATGAGCCAGAGGAAAGCAAAGGGCAGGGCCAGATGCACATAATGCCGGGCATCTGCTCGAAGGTTATCCCCGGCCCAGCTGATAGCGCCATTTACAACACTGCTGACAACGAGCTTTCCATCGGACAGAAGATGGAGAAGCAAGGCGTCAAGTGGCTTGAGTCGAACAAGAAGCCCGGCTCACGTATCAACGGCGCGTCACTCTTTGCTGACATGCTAGAGGCCGTAGTCGAAGGCAAGAAGACAGAGTCAGGTATGCCAGAGAAACCAGCCTTCTATGTATTCGATTATTGCCGTGGCTGGATAAGCCGAGTTCCCGTTTTAGTTCGTGATGAAAAGAACCCTGATGACGTGGACACCATTCAGGAAGACCACGATTGGGACGGCACCCGTTATCGCGTTCTGCACAATCCGCGCCGTGAGGCATTCAGCATAACTATGAGAACCACATATTAATGGCAAACAACGACATCACATTTATCCGGCCCGAGCATGTGGCCGCAAGCCGCGTTTGGGAAATGGTGCGAGATGTTTGCCGTGGGCCTGATGCGGTCAAATACAAGAAGCACAAATACCTACCCAAGCTTGACCCCACGAATAACTCAGAAGAAAACAACCGACGCAATGATGACTACATTAAGCGCGCTGTTTTTTATGCAATAACAGGACATACCAAAAATGGCCTTATTGGCATGGCTTTTCGTCGCGACCCAACGGTTACCATTGAAGGAAAAATGGAGTACCTGAAGACGAATGCTGACGGCGCAGGAATAAGCATCTATCAACAGGCTCAGTCTGTACTTGAATCTGTTCTTGAGGTGGCGCGTGATGGCCTGTACGTCGATTACAGCAGTGACATGAGCGGGGCGATAATCCTTCATTACTTGGCTGAGAACATCATTAACTGGCGGACAGAGCGCATTAACGGGCGCGATAAGCTAGTTCTAGTTGTTCTGAGGGAGTGCGTTGAGGAGCCAGACGGTTACGGTTATAAGGACCGAATCCAGTATCGAGAGCTTGCCATTGAAGAAGGGCGCTTCGTTTGCCGGGTTTGGCGCAACTCTGGAGCCGGTAAGAACGGGGTCTATGAGGTTGATAGCGAATACACGCCAGTCGTTCAGTTTGGCGGGACATGGGATGAAATTCCATTCACCTTTGTTGGCGCTCAGAACAATGACCCATCTATCGATGAGTCTCCGCTTCTTGCGCTGACAGAAATTAACCTTGGTCACTATCGAAACTCCGCAGATTACGAAGATAGCCTTTTCTTTTGTGGGCAGGTTCAGCCATGGATAAGCGGCCTTGACACTGAGTGGCGTGACCACCTTGAAAAAGCAGGAATAGCATTTGGTTCGCGCTCCCCTCTGCTTTTGCCGAAAGATGGTCAGGCCGGATTCAATCAGGCCGAGCCGAACATGCTTGCCAAGGAGGGCATGGATACCAAGCGCGATTACATGGTCTCCCTTGGGGCCAGACTGGTAGAGCAAAATAGCGCCGTAAAAACCGCCACACAGGCGGCTGGTGACCAAACATCATCAACATCAGTACTAGGCATCTGTTGCTCTAACGTGTCTGAGGCTTACACGCAGGCCCTTATTTGGTGTGCCAAATATATGGGCATTCCGAACAGTGATGTTGGTTATCAAATCAGCCAGGAGTTCATTCAGCGCGTTGCCGATTCAGGCATGTTAACGGCAATAGTTGCTGCTTGGCAGGGCGGAGCAATTCGAGACTCCGATATGGTTCGCGCATTGCAGAAGCTAGACCTTATAGACCCTGAATCAAATCCGAATGATGTATTGGATGAGCTGAAAAATAAGGGCCCAAACTTAATAGGCGCGTAAATGACTACCATTAACGAAAGGCTTCTAGATGAGGCGATTGCTCGCAGCTTGTTTCAGTCTCGGTACGGTGCTGGCGTGGCCGATAAGATGGTCAAGGTGCTTAATAAAAGTGATGCTGAGCTTTCCGCAAGGCTAATTGTCGCACTAGATAATTTTGACCCGAACAGCTTCACGGTTAGGCGCATTGAAAGTTTGCTGGGTAGTGTTCGAGAAATAAACAAGCAGGCCGTCCAATCAACCTTTACAACACTTGCAGATGAGTTGCTGGAATTTGCTCGGCACGATGCCGGGTATCAGTTAAGCCTATTTGACTCGCTAATTCCTGATGTCGTGTTGCGCCACTACCCGATGATGGGTGTTACGGCAGAGCAAATTTACTCTGTCGCTGTGGCTAAGCCATTCCAAGGTCGATTGCTAAGCGAGTGGGCTGAGAACATCGAAGCAGACCGAATGACACGCATCATCAATGCGGTGAAAAGTGGTTATTTAGCTGGTGACCCAGTTGAACAAATTGCACGTAAAGTTAGGGGTACCAAGGCTAGGGGTTATCAGGATGGCGCAATCGAAGCGGGCAGGGCAAATGTCACCGCTGTAGTTAAAACCGCAGTGACGCACTTGGCATCTGTAGCACGAGATAAGTTTGCAGAGAATAACGCTGACATCCTTGATAGCAAACAATGGCGATCCACTTTAGACAACAAGACTTCACCACCTTGCATAATCCGTGACGGGCTAAAATACACACTTGATGGCAAGCCCGTCGGTCATAAAGTGCCATATCTTCAGGGGCCGGGGCGATTGCATTTCTGCTGCCGCTCCACTGAAAACCTCCTCACTAAATCTTGGCGTGAGCTCGGAATCGACATTGATGAAATGGATGAAGGTACGCGTGCCAGCATGGATGGACAGGTGCCAGCTGGTACAAATTTCAGTGAGTGGATTCAGCGGCAATCATTCCAGCGACAAGTGCAGGTTTTCGGAGAAACCCGAGCAAGGCTTTTGCAAGAAGGAGGCATGCGAGTTGATGAGTTATTTAGCGACAAAGGCGAAAAGATATCTCTCAATGAGTTGAGAGAAATCTACTCTAGAGAGTTCCAAGAGGCTGGCATTTAAAATCATTCTCACGAGGTCGCTAAGGCGGCCTTTTTCACATCAAAAATCTGAGCCTCGCCATCGTGCGGGGCTTTTTTTATGGGCTAGGCCCGGCAACAAATCCCAAGGGGACAGCATGCTACTCCGAAATATCGAACGTAAGTACTACTCAGCAACCGTTGAAGACGGCGAGGGTGGCGGTGGTTCTGCGCCAGAAATCACTCCAGAAATTCAAGCCATCATTGATGCGCGAGTCAATGAGTCCGTAACCGGCCTGAAAACTAAAAATAGCGAACTACTCGGCAAGCTCAAAGAGCAGGGCGACAGTTTGAAACGCTATGACGGTATCGACCCTGACGCCGTTAAATCAATTCTGCAACGCTTCTCAAACGACGAAGAGGCAAAGCTAATTGCCGCTGGGAAAATCGATGAGGTGCTTGATAAGCGCACCGAGCGACTGCGTGCAGATGTCGATAAGAAGCTGAAAAACGCTAATGAGCGCGCAGAAAAAGCCGAGTCATTTAGTAAGAAATTCAGCGACCGCGTTCTTGGTGATGCCATCCGTTCCGCTGCGTTAAAAACCGGCGCTTTGCCGGGTGCTGCTGAGGACATCATCCTCCGTGCAAAAGGCGTTTTCATACTCAACGAGGAAGGCGAGGCCGTAGCCGTTGATAAAGATGGGGCTGCGCTTCTAGGCAAGGATGGCAAGACGCCATTAACACCTCAGGAGTGGGCTGAGTCCCTTAAAGATGCCGCCCCTCACCTTTGGCCTCACGCCGAAGGAACAAATGCAGGCGGTCATAAACCCGCTGGCGGGGCATTAAAGCGATCTGCAATGACTGCGGCACAGAAGTCGGATTACATCCGCGCTCACGGCCAGCAAGCATTCTTAAAACTTCCGAAAGAATAAGGATTAATCAAATATGTCTACAACTGTTAACTCTGACCTGATTATTTATAACGATCTGGCTCAGACCGCATACCTCGAACGCCGACAGGATAACCTCGACGTGTTCAATGCTTCATCCAATGGTGCAATCGTGCTCGATAACGCTCTCATTGAGGGTGATTTCCGCAAGCGTGCGTTCTATCAGCTGGGCGGCAGCATCGAATATCGCGATGTAAACTCAACGAACAAGGTAACAGGCAAGAAAATCGGTGCCGGTGAGTCCGTTGGGGTTAAAGCGCCGTGGAAATACGGCCCATACGAAACCACTGAAGAGGCTTTCAAGCGTCGTGGTCGCGACGTGTCAGAGTTCTCAGAGGTAGTTGGTGTTGATGTTGCTGACGCCACTCTCGAAGGATTCATCAAGTACAGCATTCAAGCCCTGACTGCTGCGATTGGCGCGAATACTGACATGGTTGTCACCGCCGACATCGCCACTGACGGCAAGAAGACGCTGACAAAGGGCATGCGTAAGTATGGTGATAAGTTTGGTCGTATCAGTCTGTTTGTCATGCACTCCGCGACGTATTTCGACATCGTTGATGAAGCTATCAGCAACAAGATTTACGAAGAAGCCGGTGTTGTGGTCTATGGCGGGCTGCCTGGCACGTTGGGCAAGCCGGTTCTGGTTACTGACACAGCACCGATTGATGTGATCCTCGGCCTGCTTCCAAACGCTGTTTCAATCACTGAGTCACAGGCTCCTGGCTTCCGTTCCTACGATGTGAATGACCAAGAGAACCTTGCAATTGGTTATCGCTCAGAAGGCACGGTTAACATCGATATGCTGGGCTACAGCTGGAACGAGACGGCAGGTGGTGCAAACCCAGACTTAACCAAGATTGGCGCTGCGGCCAACTGGAAGAAGCACGCCACAAGCAACAAAGTGACTGCTGGTGTGATGATTAAGCTCACCGTTCCGCCTGTCGCTGTAACCGGTGTAACTCTTGACCAATCAACCGCATCGGTTGTTGTTGGCTCGACGATTTCTCTGGTTGCTACAGTTGCACCAGTTGATGCAACGAACAAAGCGGTTAAGTTCTCATCCTCCGCTGTGAGCAAGGCAACAGTAGATGCTGACACCGGTGTTGTAACTGGCGTTGCTGCTGGTACTTCTACCATCACCGCTACAAGCGTCGATGGCAGCAAGACCGCAACATGCGCTGTAACTGTTACCGCTGCCTAACATCCAAATTAAGGGGCTTCGGCCCCTTTCCTTGGGGGATGAATGTTAATCACCGACCCACAATCACCAGATTTTAATAGTTACGCTTCTGTGGATGATCTGAATAAGTTCTCACTAGCACGAGAGCTTGCTTTGCCTGACAACCCTGAGTCGATTCTGATTAAGGCCATGGACTACCTGAATGGATTGTCATGGTATGGCTCAAGAGTTTCGGTTTCACAACCGCTACCGTGGCCTCGCTCTGGTGTGGTTTTTGATGGGGTAAAATTGCCAGTTGATGTAATCCCTAGCCAATTGAAAACTGCACAATGCATGCTTGCAATCGAAGCAATTGGCGGTGACTTGCTAGCATCCAGTCGTGAGGCTGCGGTGAAGTCGGAGAGAGTTGAGGGTGCAATAACAACGGTCTTCGCAATTGCTGACGGCGAGGCTTTTTCTGCATCCTACCCGATGGTCGATGGTGTGCTAAACGGGCTGGTATCAGGCAAAGGGTTTGCTATCAACGCTATCGCGAGGCGAACATAATGGATTACGCCAAAACTCGCGACAGAGCCACCAAGCAAATCACTAAATTCGGTCGAGAGCTTCCATTAACACGTGGGGGCACAAAGCAGGTGGTCGGCGGCAAGGAGGTCACGACGCCCTTAGAAAAGCACACCGTTATTGGCGTTGTCACATCCTATAAGCCAAGTGAGATTGATGGCTCCCGTATCCTGACCGGAGATGTCAAGCTGGCCGCTACTGCTGAGACAGAAATCAGGGTTGGTGACAGCTTGATGATTGATGGCAAGAAATATCGCGTCGTTTTGCCGGGGCCAGTAAAGCCCGCCGATATCCTTATCTCATACATCGCACAATTGAGGGCTTAACATGGCTGATAACGATTCGTTCATGGTCTCAATCAATGCATTTGTTGATAAGGCTAAGGTCAATCAAGAACAGGCTGTCAGGGTGGCAGGGTTCAAGATTCTGGCAAAGCTTGTCGATATGTCTCCCGTAGGTAACCCTGAGCTATGGGCTTCGAACCGTACAGCCGTTGCTTACAATAAAGCCGTGTTTGACCATAACGAAGATCAGCGCCAAAACTCGAAAAACCTGACGAAAACAGGAAGACTAAAAATGTCTGCCAAAGTTATTGATGGCATGGATGTAAAAGGTCCTGCCGGATACACCGGTGGTCGTTTTAAGGGCAACTGGCAGGTTTCATTTGAGTCTCCCGCAGACGGCGAGACAGGACGCATTGATAAAAGCGGGAATCCAACCAAACTTGCTGGAAACGCAGTTATCGAATCGTTCCGAGTTGGCACCAAAGCCATCTATTTCACTAACAACGTTCCTTATGCATATCGCCTTGAGTTCGGGCATTCGAAGCAGGCACCAAATGGCATGATAAGAATAACGGCTGAGGAAGCTGCTCGCTACTTCACCGAGTCAGCACAGGAGCTAGATAAATGAGCCAGTTAATAATCGCTGAGCTGCTTGAATCAAGACTCGCTTTGTGGGCTGAAGCTCAGGGCTTGCCTGTTGCATATGAGAACATTGCCTTTAATCCATCTGATGGCCCATACCTTGAGTCACACGTTATGCCTGCCACAACTGAGGCTATCGATTTGTCGCGCCAAGCTAAGGTAATGAGGGGCGTGTATCAGGTGAATGTCGTTGTTCCAGCTGGTGACGGAAAGTCTGATGCTGGACGCATCGCTGACGGAATAATTGAAACTTTCCCTGAGGGGCAAGAGATGAGTGATGGTGAGCTCACCTGTTATATAAACAGTGTGCCGTCCGCATTTCCTGCCATTACCAGCGACATCAACTACACGGTCCCCGTTAGCATGTCCTACCGGGCTGACATCAGTTAGCCAAATCCAATCCCAATATACCGGCTCTTGCCGGTTTTTTTATATTCAAAAATCGGAGAGTTACCATGGGCTTTGCACTCCCTAATGGCGCGCACGTCTACCTTGCGTCGTCTTATGATTCAGAAGTAACTGTTACTGCCGCATCAAACTCAATTGATGCTGTGCTTACCGTGGCGACGGGCCATGGCATTGTAGCCAATGACGTTGTACAGATTTCTTCCGGCTGGGCTGATTTGAATGATTTGGTGGCTAAGGTCACTGACGTTTCACCAACCTCTATCACGCTGGGAACAATCGATACTTCTGATGCTGACCGCTTCGCTGCTGGCAGCGGCATTGGCTCGGTTAAGAAGGTCCTAACATGGATTGAAGTTCCGCAGATCACCGAGGTAGCGAACAGTGGTGGTGATCAGCAGAAAATTCAGCTTCAATTCCTGTCAGATGACCGACAGCGCGAACTCAACACCTTCAAAGCTGCAATGTCACAAACGTATACCATTGCCCACGACTCCACCTTGCAGGTTTATCCTGTGCTGAAGGCTGCTGACTACAGTCAGAACACCTTGGCCGCTTACATGTATGTGCCAAAGGCTAAAGAAAATCGCTACTGGTCTGTGAAGGTATCGTTTAACGCCATCCCAACCACAGCCATTAACGCCGTGGAAACGGTTTCAGTGGTGTTTAACCTGCAATCTCAGGCCATGACGTTCTACAAGTCATCCGCTCCGGTAGCAGTCTCTGGAGTAACGCTAAATAAAACCACATTATCTCTGGCCGTCGACGCAACAGAAACCTTAGTGGCAACTATTGCACCAGCGAATGCGACGAACAAGTCCGGCGCTTGGTCATCCTCAGTGCCAACAAAAGCCACCGTAGACGCAGCAACAGGTTTAGTTACAGGTAAGTCAGCAGGTACCGCAAACATCATCTTCACGACCGCTGATGGCAATAAAACTGCCACTTGCGCTGTGACAATCGCATAAAGGGAATACACGATGAAGGCGCAATTCAAATTAGTCCCAGCACCAACCTTTAAGGTAAATGTCACCATCCCTGTGCCCGGCGCAGAGGATGGTCAATTAACCATTACCTTCAAGCATCGCCCATTGAAAGAGCTAACCAGCTTAGAGCAGGAAGAGGGCAAGACAATCCCTTCTTTGTTGGAAGATTTGATTGAAAGCTGGGCGCTTCCAGAACCATTCAACGCTGAGAATTTGGATATTCTTCTGAATAACTATCCTCAAGCTGGCTCTTCAATCATGAAGGCGTATTACAGCGAGCTGGTTGGTGCGCGAGAAAAAAACTAATAGCGGTTGCATCGGCATTCTATACGCCTGATCCGACAGCAGAAGAATTGGCCGGAGTGGGGCTAACACCTGATGATTTCGAAGATGAAATTATTGAGGTGTGGCCTGATGTCTGGCCTTCTTTTTGCGTATTTCGGTCAGCCAGTACGCAGTGGAGAACGGGCATGAGTGGTGCGACTGGCCTTGATTACAACTGCCTTCCATGGCTGATGAAAATAGGCGAGATAGAAGACGAAGCAACCGCGCTCGGTGATATTCGCGTAATGGAACGTGCGGCACTAACAATCATGCACAAGGGGGCGTAATGACTGATGTAGCATCCATTTCACTAAAAGTTAATACGTCCGAGTTGGAGCGTGGTAGTCAGGAGCTAGACAAGTTTCAAAGAGCCTCAATAGGCGTAGCAACGGCAACAGGACGCCTGACAGAGGCGCAGAAAGCAGGTCTAAGAACCACGCTCGAAATGGGCATGGAAGTAATAAAGACCGAGCGTTACATCCAGGAATACAAAGATAAGCTTGACCGCCAGAACATCTCCGCAAAAGAAGCCGCTGCCGTAACAAAGCAGCAGAGAGGAGAGTTGGCGGCGCTGTTGGCGCAAATTAGCCCAGCAACCGCCGCACTTAACAAGCTGGATGACATACAAACTAAGCTCGCGGGTCATCGCAAATCTGGCGCTCTGGATGATGATGACTTTTCTCGCTACAACGCCATTCTTGAGCAAACAAGATTAAAGCTGAGTGCTGTTGAAGAATCACAAACAGCAGAGGGAAAGGCCGCCGCAGAAGCCGCTGCGCAAGACAAGGCGGCAACTGCCGCAAAAGAGAGCTTTCTAGCCAAGCTCAGAGAACAGAATGCGCTTTATAAGGCATCTTCCTCTGATTCGGCAGCCTACCGCGCAGAGCAGCTTGGGCTAACAAAAGAGGCTGCACCATTAATCGCGTCCCTTCGTGAGCAGGAAGATGCCACCAAGCGTGCTGCTGAGCAGAAAAAACTTGCAGCAATATCGGCGCGTAGCCTGAAAGAGTCGATAAAGCAGCTGGAGGCAGGAGAGCGGGCAGCAGCGTTAGCCACTAAGGCGCAAGAAGCCGCTGATAGGTCTGCTACTTCAGCCAAAGAGGCATTCCTTCGGAAGCTTAAAGAGCAGGTGGCAACTCAGAACCTGACCAAGCAAGAGCTGCTTCAATACAAGGCCGCTCAGCTTGGCGTTGGCTCAGCTGCTGACGTCTACATCAAGAAAATTAACGCTGCAGAAGGTGCTGTACACTCCTTTAGTCTGCAAAGCTCTGCCGCTAGACGTGAACTAGGCGTAATGCTTGGTGAGCTGGCCCGAGGCAACCTTGGCGCATTGCGCGGATCGTCCATTACTCTGGCTAACCGTTCTGGTCTGATAGACCAGCTTATGACATTTCGCGGTGCCGCCATTGCAGGCGGCATTGGTCTTGTGGCGGCTAGTATCTATACGGTTGGCAAGGCTGCTTACGATGGTTCGCAAGAAATCGTCGAATTTGGTAAGGCATTAGCATTAACTGGCGGATACGCTGGATTATCTAAAGATGGTCTTGCATCGCTTGCCAAGCAAATGAGTAGCGGTAACACGACTACCCGGGAGTCTGCTGAAGCTATTGCAGCGGTCGCGCGTAGTGGTAAGTTCTCCGTTGAGCAGATTGGCAATGCCAGCAAGGGAGTCTTGGCATTCCAGAAGGCCACTGGAGAGGCGGCATCAGCAGCAGTTTCTGCATTCGAAAAGATTGCATCCGATCCAGTTAAGGGGCTTTTGTCACTTAACGACACCTATCATTTTCTTACCGCCAGTACATATCAGCAGGTTGAGGCCCTCGTAAAACAAGGCGACACTCAGGCTGCAGTTACTCTTGGCGTCCACGCTTTCTCGGATGCAATGGAGAGTAGGGAGAAAGGTGTAAAGGATAGCCTCGGTTCAATCGAAAGGGGATGGAATTCTCTATCAAATGCCGCATCCTCTGCTTGGGATGCAATGCTGGGCATAGGCAGAGAAAGGACCTTAGATGACCAACTTAAGGAAGCCTTATCGCGTGCAAGGGCATCAGCTGCCGGGGTTACAGCGAATGCATTGGGCGGGATTGATGTTAATTCTGGGTTATCTGATGCAGCAAGAATACGCGGTGAAATGCTTTTGGGGGACGTCAAAGCCGCAGTGGGGGCGGCTGAGACTAAAACAAGAGAGGAAAACCTAGCTCTTGCTCAAAAAATTAATGCCATCGATACAACGACAGAAACCAATGCCCAGAAGCGCAAAAAGGACATTGATTTAATCAACAAGGGTCTAAAAGAAGGGTTAATTACACAGCAAAAAGCCGATGAGCTTACTGCAAATATTAACGCTAAGTACAAAGACCCGAAAACCGCAAAAACACCCTCATACCGTGACGATGCAGGAACGCGTGAGCTTTTAGCTAGCCAGCAGCGCGTGGCCGCGCTGAAAGATCAGGTGTCATCATCAGTAACCCTGACAGACCAAGAGAAGCAACTCTCAAAGTTCACGCAGGAGATTGCTGACCTAAAGACCAAATCCATACTGACAGCAGACCAAAAGTCACTGGTAGCCAGGTCAGGTGAGATTACGGCTAGTTTGCAGTTGGAGGCGCAGCTTTCCCGCGAGAACGTTCAGCGAGCTAAAGGTGTTGCCGCACTCAAGCAGATGTCGGATTACACCACGTCTATTGCCAGCAAAAATGCTCAGGAGCAGGCTAAGTTTGGACTGACATCCCGCCAGTCAGGCCGAGTTGATCAGGATACTCAGCTCGATAACACTTTCCGTAAACAGAAAGAAAGTATTAAGAGTGCTGATGGACTCACCGACCCCGCAGCGCTATCGAAAATCACAGCTGAGTACAACCGGGCCAAGTTAAAGCTTCAAGATGGCTGGTCGCAGGAGGACAAAAATCAGGGTAACTGGCTAGCTGGCATGAATCAGGGTATTGCACAGTTTGGTGAGAATGCTAGTGACGTGTTTACCGCAACAAGCCAGCTAGCGAATACAACCCTGAGCAATATGTCCTCCATGATGACTCAGCTTGTAACCACAGGTAACGCCAGCGTGAAGCAATTCGCTAAAACCTTCCTGACGAGCATTGTGGATATCATTAACAAGCTGCTAATTGCTCAGGCAATTCAAGCCTCGATGGGATGGATAAGCGCAGGCTCTGGCGCTGGTAGCGCAACTGCGGGGGCTGGAAGCACTCCCGGTGGCGCGAATGCCGGAGCGATGGGCCTATCTACCAACTTCCGGGCTTATGATGTTGGTGGCTACACTGGCGATGGCGGCAAATTCGAGCCGAAAGGCGTTGTTCATGGCGGTGAGTTTGTTTTCACTAAAAAGGCAACCCAGAAAATCGGCGTAGAAAACCTGTCAGCACTAATGAAAAACGCTCAGGGGTATGCTGACGGCGGTTATGTCGGGAATGGCAAAGCTGCGATGCTAGGAATGCAGCCAAGTAGCGCTGGCGGAATAAGCGTTGATCTTAGTGGCATGACTGTAGTGACCCAAGGAAATCAGCAGCAATCTCGCAGTTCTCAACAAAATGAGCTAATTAGTAAAGCTGTCAGAAATGAAGTTATTGGTGTTGTTTCAGAGCAACTTGATAAAGCGCTTGGACAATCAGGAAGAATAACGAACTTCGTAAACAACAAAATGGGGCGCTAAAGCTCATGGTGAAAGTATGGAATTAAAAATAAATTCAATTAGATATATTGATAATGGTAATGGTAAAGAAATTGGTGTTGTAGTGGACATCATCGGTGATGATCGTATCGGCCTTGCGCAGACATGGGTTGAAATTCCCTATGATGAAAAGATAACAGCTGGGGAAATTCAGGATTTATCTTTCAACCTTGCTAAAGACAAGTTGAAATTGATCGTGAAGGATTTCTGACAAACCAATTTCAGCGATAGCCCGCTAAATGCGGGCTTTTTTATGGGTGAAATATGGCACTAGAAACATTCAAATGGCGAACGCAGGGGACGCCGGAGGGTAGTTATAACTGGCGGGTGCGAGAAGCTCAGTTTGGTGATGGCTACAAGCAGGTTGCAGGTGATGGAATCAATCCTGAGACGCAAAGCTGGCCCCTGTCATTCCAAGGTCTTGAAAAAGACATGATCCCACTTCTGGCATTCGTTAGACGCCATGTCACCAAGTCATGCGTATGGACGCCTCCTTACGGTGTTACCGGTCTTTACCGAGTGGTTAAAGATTCAATCAAGGCGACACCGGTCGGCGGAAAGACCATGAGTGTGTCTTTCACCTTCGAACAGGCGTTCTCCGCTTAATCAGGGCTAATAAACATGGTTATGAATACCGATCTCCAAAAGTTGGAGCCCGGCAATCTTGTACGCCTGTATGAAATTGACGGGTCTGCATTTGGCGCTGAAATTCTCCGATTCCACAGCGATACCCTGGCGCATACACCCGAAGAGATAGCGGCAGCAGGAGGTGACGAGTCCAAGCTTCCGCCTAAATCAATATGGTGGCAGGGCATCGAATACTCCGCGTGGCCGAGCCAAAATGAAGGTATTGAAACATCCACGGATGGTTCGTCGGCACAGCCAAAGCTAAGCGTGGCAAACCTGAATGGCAGTATCACAGCGCTCTGCTTGGCCTATGACGACATGCTTCAGGCGAGGGTTACGATTCACGATACCTTCGCTCATTATCTTGATGCGCGAAACTTCTCGGGTGGTAACCCATCGGCAGATCCGACGCAAGAGAAGCTTCAGGTTTACTACATCGATAGCAAGAGCGCTGAAACCAATCAGACGGTGGAATTCAAACTCAGCAGCCCAATGGACTTGCAGGGCATTCAGCTACCGCGCCGCCAACTGCATGCTATCTGTACTTGGGCAATGAACGGTTGGTATCGAACAGGTAATGGCTGCTCATACTCTGGCACGGCGTACTTCGATAAATTTAACAATCCCGTTGATGACTCAAGCAAAGATGTTTGCCCCGGAACACTATCAGGTTGCAAGTGCCGGTTCGGCGCGAATAACGAGCTCGACCACGGCGGATTCCCCGGAACATCTCTGCTGAAAAGGTGATGCCATGAATGACAAGATTTTAGAGGCAGTAATGGCCCACGCCGAGGCAGAGTATCCGAAAGAGGCTTGTGGTGTTATCGCTCAGAAATCTCGCGTTCAGCGTTACTTTCCGTGCAATAACTTGGCACTAGACCAAAACGAGCAGTTCCATCTTGACCCGCAAGGCTATGCTGACGCAGAGGAGTGGGGAACGGTGACAGCAATCGTTCATAGCCACCCTGACGCGACCACGCACCCTAGCGAGCTTGATTTGGCGCAGTGCGATGCTACTGAACTGCCTTGGCACATTGTTAGTTGGCCTGATGGCGACTTGCGAACCATTCATCCTCGCGGAGAGCTGCCTCTCATCGGCCGAGCTTTCGTGCTAGGTCACACTGACTGCTGGGGACTAGTAATGTCCTACTTCAAGCAGAAGCATGGCATTGAGCTAAAGGACTACCGCGTTGATTATCCGTGGTGGGAGAGCGGGGAAGAGAGCCTATATCTCGATAACTGGTACGAATGCGGGTTTCGAGAATTCGATGGCCCGGCTCAGCCTGGTGATATGGTTATCATGCAAGTCTCAGCACCAGTGGCGAATCATGCAGGCATCTTGCTTGAGGGAAATATGCTGCTTCACCATCTTTATGGAAAGCTCAGCCAGAGCGTTCCATATGGCGGATATTGGCGAGAAAGGTCTATTAAAACGCTACGCCACATGGACCTACTCTAGTTCCGTGGAGGCCTTCCTTTTCGATGGGCAGATGACGCTGCTTTATGCTTCTATGTAAATTAAGGTAATTCATCTCTAGAAAGATATTAATCCTGTCGATATCACTTCAAATAAGAAGCAGATGAGAGGCTATAGGATGAGTGTTAGAGGGCGGATAATTATCTGGGTAATTGGACTAGTTTTAGGCGTACCAACATCGCTTTACGGTTTGCAGTGGATGCAGTTCAAGTATTTAAAGCAAGAGGTCGACTGTATAACTGATGTGAACAATGCGACGATTACTTGGTTAGCCAACGTTGAGCCAAATTCAGCAGGCAGTCAGTTTGATGTTATAAACAGCAATTTTAAGTCTTGCGTCAAAGAAATAGATGCCAGCAAGGGGACCATTAAATTTGCTGAGGAACAGTACAAAAGATATCACTAGCCTGAATCCAGCCCACTCAATATTTTTCGCCTTGTGTTTCTATTTCAAGGTGATAGATTTTAAATTTCACTTAAGGATATTCAATGGCTACCACATCTAAACTTCAGGAATTTCTTGCGGAAAAATTAGCAGAAAGGGAGGATCTCAACGATTTTATTTCGGCTGGCATTGAAAAACTCGTCAGTCGCTATGCCGAGCACGTAGGGGCAGATGAGGCCGATTTCAGCGTTCTTCAGAATGGCACCAAGTTCGGCTTCAAGTCTCTAACTCTCAGCGGCACGGTTATTGACTTCACGCTTCGGTATTCAGCTTCTATTGATGATCAAAAGTATCAACTCTCAGTAGACCTTTGCGCTACCAGGCTGGTTTACATGGATGGTGATGCTGAGGTTCAACTTAGCTTAAGAGGCGGCTCAGAATTGCTGACTGACCCCGACGAGATTAATAACTTGCTGGATTCCAGATTTTTGGCTGACATAGAAAGCCAGGTATTCCCGGTGATTTGATGCCGCTAGCTTTGCCGCTCATCAATTTAACCAACCCACCTAATGGTGGGTTTTTGCTTTGTGGGGGTTATTGAAAACCCACGTCTCATTTCATCTCGCTAAGCACTTTGCAGCTAAGGTCGCGTTCTTTTTGAGCCTCCTGAGCAAGCGCATTTTGAGCAAGTTTTGTTAACTCACCTTCAGAGACCCTCTCCGAGAGATAACGAGAGCCTGGGTTTAAAGGTTTTCCATCGATGGTCAATTTAGTATTCATTGGTAAGTGCTCCTTTATTTGATTTCAAAACCCTCTTTGGGGGGGGTTGCTTTGCGGATTTGAAATTTATTTTTTTGACTGTGTCTCTGCCATCGCTGAAGGTATCTCAATTAGAAACCCAGTTACATCCCATGTATTTTCGCAAACTACGTATCCCAACCCTTCCAAGCGAGAAAAAGTTGGTTCAAACACTGAAGCAAAGTCATCCTCATTGAGGCCCTCAAGATCTAGGTCGCTTAGCTCGACGCTAAAGCTTGTGTGTCCGATTCGGATCTTTTTATTAATTTCGGCAAAAGTTCTCTTAAATATGATGTTAGAAAGCTCTTCTTTGGCTTTATTGACAATGTGAAGAGCATCTGTAGCAGAAATTAGCTCGTCTATAGGCATGTCACCAAAGAAGCTTCCCTCTAATCTCTGAACAATTTCAGCATTCATCGAGCGATTGTTTGCCCTTGCTGCTTCTTCTACTTTTTCTTTTAATTCAATAGGAAGCCTGATTCTTAATTGCGGGTCTTCTCTGCTCATGGCGATTCCAGTTCTGTGTATGGTCATATCTTTCAAAATTATGCCCCACGGTGGGGTTGACTTCAATGACGCACGGTGTGACACTTGAATTGCCCCACGGTGAGGCCTTAAGGAAATTTCAAATGCAAAAAGCAAAAGATATGTTTCAGAAAAAGATTCGGTTCCCTGAAGAATTGTGCCAGGCGATCCAGAGCAATGGTCAGGCGCAGAGTCGTCAGTTTACGACCGAGGTGATTTATCAGTTGAGAAAGGCGTATGGCCTGATAGGGCAGAGAAAAGATGTGGCCTAAGAAATGCGAAACCCCGAAGTGCTTGAACACGTCCGGGGCCTCTGTGTCAGTAACCTTGCGAGAAACCAACATGAAAAGTATAGCGAATAAAGAGTTAGCTTTCCACAGCACAGTTTTTACACCTGTTGTCCATAACAAGCAGGTCTGGTTGACGGCAAGCGAGTTGGCTAAGGCGCTGGAATACAAGAAGGCGGATGCTGTTACCCAGCTCTACTCGCGTAATTCTGATGAGTTTTCAGATGCGATGACAACGACACTCAAGCTGAGGGTCGTTAGAAAAACGGGTGATGTGGACATGATGGTTCGCTGCTTCTCTTTACGTGGTGCCCATCTGGTGGCGATGTTTGCTGATACCCAAGTTGCTAAAGAATTCCGTCGCTGGGCTTTAGATGTGATGGATAAAGAAGTTGGCAAGTCTCCAATCAAACGAAGGGCAAACTATAACTACCCAATTGAAACAGCCAGTCCCAAAGGGCGCGCTGGTGCAAATGATTGGATGACCCCTCGTAAAATGTTAGACGAAAACAATCGAGCGCCTGACTTAGAGCTAATTGAGCAGCTTGAGAAGGATGGTTATGACGTCTCAGGTGTGAAGGTAAGAGTGCACGCGCTATACGAGATAGCCCAAGAGCACCTTTACGCTCAAAGAGATCTCCATGAAATTAGAAGAATGATGTCAAAAATAGATGGAGATTTAAGGAATATGACGAGCGAAAGGGGGATGAATGTAACTTTTGTTGGATCACAAAAAGGAGGGGTTTTAGGCAATGACATCAAATTATTGCAAAGATAATTTTGCTCTGACATACGGCAATAAAAAAGCCAGCAGTTACAGCTGCTGGCGTATGTCACATACCCTAACTTTCAAATAAGGAATGTCGAATGACTGCATTGAAGATAGCAAATGGTAGATCTAATGTCACTAAAATGTCTCACCGAGAAATTGCCAAGCTCACAGAAAAAAAAACTGAGCATGTGGCAAGAGACATCATTGCAATGCTTGAGGCTTTAGGAAAACATTATCCAGAAATGGATGATTATGATTCTAAAGAGTTTTCTATCAAGCGTAAGGTTTACAACGGTCGCGTAGTTATTGACGAAATTAGTTTAGACCAAGATCTTACTATGACTTTGATTACCGGTTACAGCGTTCCACTTCGACACAAGGTATCTACTCGCTGGCGTCAACTTGAATCGGGAGAGATTCCTTCAAAGAAATCTAAGTCACATCTGCCAGAGTACCGTCGCGCTCGAGCCATTAAAATGGAAGTTGAGGCAATGAGTTTGGCCCTCTCTTTTATGCCCAAACTGAGTGATGTCGCAAAGCAGACGGCTATGGTACGCGCTGTAAATGACGCAGCTGGTATCGAATTGCTCCCATTACCTAAAGTTGAGGAACATTTCTTTACGGCGGGGGATATTGCCGAAATGCTTGATGTTACTCCTCAGAAAATTGGTCGAATTTCCAATAAGCATGGGCTGAAAAAGGAAGAATATGGAATGTTTGTTTGGGATAAGTCGAAGTATTCAGACAAGCAGGTTGAGGCGTTCCGCTATAATGCCAACGGTGTGGAAGCATTGCGCCACCTGATTCACGGCGCTGACGTAGCTTAATCAGCGGAGGTTTCTGCCACTAGATTCAATTATCAAACCCGCTTAACTGCGGGTTTTTGCATTGCCTTGCGCCTCCCTAGTGGTACGATGTTGCTACTTGTAACGGATGAGGTGAGTAAATGAAATATCTGCGGTATTTCATGGGGGTTTTAGCTGTTCTGGCTATTGCTGGATGCGACCCAAGCGACAAAAAAATAATAGATTATGGCAAAGATGAGGTTGCTCAATCCTTGAAAGACCCGACGAGCGCTATGTTCCGCGATGTCTATTTTAAAAAAGATGAAAAGCAACTTAAGAGCGGAACGAGTGGTTATGTCTGCGGGCAGTTAAATGCAAAGAATTCCTTTGGTGCATATGTTGGCTATGGTCCGTTTTATATCCATGTTTACTTGGAGCCAAGATGGGTGCTCCCAGTGTTTGGGGTCTTAAAGGGTGCCTCTGATTTGCAGGTTCTTAGTGGTGCCGGAAGCAAGGATGAGCAACTAGCCGAATTACTCAAATATAATGAGATTTGCGGGCAGCACTAAAAATTGAACGGAGTTAGCCATGAAAAAATTCATCATAGTTCTGCTGGCGATTGGGTTAGTTGGATGCTCGACAAAAGTTGTCCCCCCAAGCTTGGCAAAGCAGGCACCAAATGACCGAGTATTTAAATACCAAGAATCTGGTGATCACAAATCGATAATCACTGTTATTAGAGATAGTGGATTTGGTGGTTCTGGATGTTTCGCTTCGGTCTACATTGATGGGGAGATGGTTGCAAAGCTTGATCCAAGCGAGAAGGCTACATTTTATGTCAATGACGGTGATAGAGCTGTTGGGGCCGCACTTGAGGGGCGTGGCCTATGCAACATCAATGGTGAGAGGCAAGAGAGATATATTAGGATTGCACCCGATGAGCACAAATACTTAAGGGTGTTTATAAGCGCAAGCGGCGATATGGATATTCGACCAACAACTTTAAAGTAAATTTCAAAGGCCACCATAAGGTGGCTTTTTTATTTGGAGCAATAAAATGCAAGCAGCTTTAAATGATGAACCAATGCGAACCATTCGTTTATATGGCCAACTAGGAACCTTTTTTGGTCGAGAATTTAAGATGGCGGTAAAAACTCCAAAGGAGGCAATAAAGGCTTTAAGCGTTGTTGTTCCGGGCTTTGAAATGTTCATGAATAACAGTAAAAAAAAAGGGCTTACATATGCCGTATTCAGCGGAAAGCGCAATATAAGCATTGATGAGCTTGAGATGGATAAGGGTACAGAAGATATCCGCATTGCCCCGATGATTATGGGAAGCAAGAGGGCGGGTATGTTTCAAACGATACTTGGCGTTGCCATTATTGCTGCGTCAGCTATTGGATCTTACTTCGCCCCAGGGAACCCGTTTTCGGCTTATGGATTCCAAGTGGGGGCTGCAATGGCCCTCGGTGGCATTATCCAAACGCTATCCCCTCAAACACGCGGCCTAGCCAACTCACAAGACGCAGACAACAAACCGTCTTATGCATTCGGTGGCCCGGTAAACACGAATGCTCAGGGTTACCCTGTAGCGTGGTTATACGGACGTCGACGAATCGGTGGTGCGGTAGTTTCAGGAGGAATTTATGCTGAAGACCAGCAGTAATCAACTTAAGTCGATATGTAGGAGAGAATTATGACATTAGAACAACGCGTTGAAGCGATAGAAGGGAAATTAAGAACCCTAGTTGGTGGCAGTAATATTGCCAACAATATATATAGAAATGCGGCCTATAATAAGGCCGCGATAAACAACAGCATTGATGCAATCATATCAAATGCTATTAAGAACGATTCTGACACCCTGCAACATGCAGCGCATATTCTCGGGTAATTTCAATTTTCTCTGCCACATTATCAGGTGCTTTTGCTGCCGCACCTTTCCAAGCGCTAACCAAATTAAATTGGAACTGACTTCTTTGCTCATCGGTCATTACACCGATCATTTTGGCTATAACACTTTCAATAGCGTCTACTCGAGTAGCAGTCTTTTCTATAATTTCTAGTTCATTAATTTTCATTATTATCCCTACCCAGAGTTAATCAGCCATCCCTCCAGTGAATGACGGTCATGCCCAAACATGGCCGGGCTGAACCCTAACCATAACCTGTAGTTACATTTTGAAATATCCTGATATTTGATCAGTTATCAATCAAGCTCGCTTCGGCGGGCTTTTTTTATGGGCGCAATTCATGACAGCGACATTAATAAAAGGCAGTAAAGGGGGAAGCTCAAACCCCAGAACTCCCACAGAGGCACCTGATGACCTGCAATCCGTAGCCAAAGCAAAAGTGTTAATTGCACTAGGGGAAGGTGAGTTCGGCGGAGAATTAGATGGGACGCGTATCTTCCTAAACGGAACGCCCATCACCAATCCAGATGGTACGAGCAACTTCAGCGGTGTTGTTTGGGAGTTTCGCCCGGGAACGCAGTCCCAGTCATATATTCAAGGCATGCCGGGTACGGAAAACGAAGTGGCGGTGAGTACGCCGCTGACTACGGATAAGCCTTGGGTCCACTCCTTCAATAACTCTCAGCTCTCTGCGGTTCGTTTGCGCCTAAAGTGGCCTTCTCTCTTCCAGCAAGCCAGTAACGGCGATATCAACGGCTATAGCGTTAATTATGCTCTGGACTTGCAGACAAATGGCGGCACATGGCAAGAGGTAATAAACGAGTCGGTTAACGGCAAGACGACTACCGGTTATGAGCGAAGTCGCCGCATTGACTTGCCTCAGGGGGCATCAAGTTGGACGCTAAGAGCAAGACGGATCACGCCAGATTCAACCAGCTCCCTGATTGGCGACAAGATGACAATCGAGAGCTATACCGAGGTCATTGATGCCAAGCTTCGTTATCCAAACACAGCCCTGCTTTATATCGAATTCGATTCTAGCCAGTTCAATGGCTCAATTCCCCAAATATCCTGCGAACCGAAAGGGCGCGTTGTGCGTGTGCCGACCACATACGACCCGATCACTCGTTCGTACACGGGCACTTGGGATGGCTCGTTTAAATGGGCGTGGACTGATAACCCTGCTTGGGTTTTTTACGACATTGTTATCAATGACCGCTTCGGCTTAGGGCAGCGGCTAACTCAGGACAATATCGACAAATGGGAACTGTATCGCGTTGCT